ATGCTGACACAGCAAAAACTGATATTGTTCAAACTTTTACTGCAGCTCAGAGAGGAAGTATTGTCACACTGACAGATGGTGCGACAATCACGCCTGATTTTGCGGCAGGGAATAATTTCAGTGTTCTTATAAGCGGAAACCGAACCTTAGCTAATCCCACTAATCTTACTTCTGGTCAATCTGGTTGTATTTGGATTCTTCAAGATGGCACAGGCTCACGAACTTTAGCGTACGGAAGTTATTGGAATTTTACTGGAGGTACAGCACCTACGTTGACTACTACCGCTAGCGGTGTTGATTGTTTAGCATATGCGGTACAGAGTAGCACCAATATTACTGCTACATTAATCACCGATTTGAGCTGATGATTCCCGGAAGCGCTAATCCTCTGCTTTTAGCTTCTGCCGCCGCAGAGCCTACTGATTACGAAATTGAGCACTCAGTGCGTTTCAACTCCGCAGATTCGGCTTATTTGTCCCGCACCCCGGCATCAGCGAGCAATAGGAAGACGTGGACAATAAGTTTATGGCTAAAACGCTGCAAGCTAGGAACCATACAGTCATTTACAAGTTCCAACAACGATACAATTCTACTTTTTCTTTCAGACGATAGTTTGGCCTTCTGGCAAGGAGGACTTGTTCGCGTAACTACTCAAGTATTTAGAGACTGTTCCGCGTGGTATCACATATTACTGGCTGTCGATACCACAAATGCTACAGCCCAGAATCGAGCCCGCATTTATGTGAATGGAACCGAAATAACGACCTGGACAACAAACACTACTATTACACAGAACCTAGATACTAACTGGAACGCCGCACTTGCTCACCAGATCAATTCAAATAGCAATAGCCAGTATGGAGATCTATACATTGCTGACGTGTATAGTATCGACGGCCAAGCTCTAGGCCCCACCAGCTTCGGTGAGTTCGACGATAACGGCGTGTGGCAACCTAAAGCCTACACTGGTTCATACGGTACTAACGGTTTCCACCTAGACTTTGCTGACACCTCGTCTGCTACTGCACTTGGTTACGATGTAAGCGGTAATAACAACGACTGGACTCCTCATAATCTTGTCGCTGGACCGCCTTACACGGATAATGGCTTTAGTACGGTGTTTGACGGGAATGGGGATTACCTAACCACTCCATCTAACACTAATGTGGGTTTTGGGACTGGTGATTTTACTATTGAAGCTTGGATTTATTCAAACGGAACTCAAAGCACGTACGCTACTATTATTAGCCTAAATGATGGATCTGGTGGAAATGATTGGCAGTTTGAAGCATCAAATAATAAGATTTCAATCCGTGACCTTTTCACCCCTACAACCACTTATACCCATAATGTCTGGCATCATGTAGCTTGGACACGGCAAGGTAGTTCGAACTATCTATTTCTTGACGGCGTTCAACTAGGGACATTTACCGACTCAACGGACTGGGATTATGGATCTTTTAATATAGGAGCCAATAGAGCTTTAAGTTATTTCTTTAACGGCAAAATCTCCAACGTCCGTGTCATCAAAGATCGTGCACTGTATACCGCTGCCTTTACCCCGCCTACAACTGCTTTAACTGCTACTGACGACACTGTTCTGCTTACCTGTCAAAACGCTACAGTCCGTGATAACAGCAACATCGGTCTTGATGTTGCCGCATCTGGTGATGTAGCTATCGTTAACCAAGGACCGTTTAACGGGTACTCAGGTGAGTTCGACGGTTCTGCTGATTACCTTGATGTAACAAGCAGTGCTGATTTTAATTTCGGAACTGGTGAGTTTACTGTTGAGTGTTGGTATTACAGTCCTACTGCTAGTGCTGGTTCTAACCAAGAGATTTTTCATACAAATGTTTCGGCGGCTACCAATCAACTAAGTTTAAGAACTAAGAACAACTTATTCATATTATTCTTTAACAGCGGGCAGCCGACCATAAATAGTGGTGCCTACGTCAACAACAATCAATGGCATCATCTAGCAGCTACTAGGGATTCTGGTGGCACAGCGCGAGTTTTTGTTGACGGCGTACAAAGAAATTCAGCAGACTGGAGCACTGTCGATATTACCAATGCCGGTTCGGCTGGAGCACCTAGAATAGGTAATGGAGTTGACGGTAAGATTTCTAACCTTCGTGCTATCAAAGGTCAAGCTCTCTATACCTCCAACTTCACACCTCCTACCGAAGATTTAACCACCACAAGCCAAGGTGCTACTGCGTCTAACGTCAAGCTTCTGACGTGTCAAAACAGCACGTTTATTGACAACAGTCCTAGTGCTCACACCATTACGGCTGCTAATGACGCCAGTACTATCTCGGTTAACCCTCACACCGACAAGTATTCGGTGACGTTTGACGGTACTGGGGATTACCTTAATATTGCTAACGCTAGTGGAGTTGCAGTTGGTACAGGTGATTTTACTGTTGAGTATTGGGTAAATTTGGCAGCAACCAGGACACCATCGGTTTGGTGGGCGTCTGGTGCATCCTCTGTTCTAATTTCAGATACTGGTGCAGCTGAAGCAGTAATCGGAAGCTCAACAGACACTGGTTCAGGATATTCACAGCTTATAGATGCATCGTCTTCCTTGGCGGCAAATACATGGGGACATGTTGCTGTTGTAAGAAGCTCTGGAACAACAACGATATATCTTAATGGTAAAGCCGGTGGCAGTACCACAAGCATTACTGGTTCTTTTGATTGTGCATATATTGGCACCCAGAAAACCTACTCTCCTCGTGAGTTGACTGGTAAGATCTCAAACCTCCGTGTTACTAACGGTCAAGCGCTCTACACCGGCAACTTCCTACCCAGCACAGAAGACCTTACCACTACTTCCCAAGGTGCAATAGCTTCTAACGTTAAGCTGCTGACTTGTCAGTCGTACAAGATCCAAGACAACTCCCCTAGCGCACATACGATCACTGTTAATGGTGATGCTGCTCCTTCTACTGTGGCACCATTTGTGACCAGTGGAGCGGGTAGTTTTGACGGGACGGGTGATTATTTGACTGTTGCTAGTAGTTCTGATTTTGCTTTAGGAACAGGTGACTTTACCATTGAATTTTGGGCAAAACCTACTGCTGCTTGGGGTTCTGGAGATACAGTTTTAGCAAGTGGCACTGTTAACCAGATAGATACTTGGCTAATGATGGTTGCAACTAATAAACTGTTGTTTAGAAGTAATGGGCAAAACGACATTGAACAGGCTTCTGCGTCTTTGAGTGGTTGGAACCACATTGCTGCTGTTAGATCAAGTAGTACGGTTAACCTTTATTTGAATGGAACATCAGTTGGATCTGGAACTTATGCTAACAGCATATCTGCTAATGCGATAACTATTGGATCTCAACCTAACGGAGTTGGTGAATATACCGGATACCTTTCCAACGTCCGTATCTCCAAAGGTCTCGCCCGTTACACCTCCAACTTCACACCTCCTACCGAAGACTTCGATCCAACTGATCCAGACACTACCTTACTTATTCTTCAAGGCAATACCCTTGAAGACCTTACTGGTGACCACCCTGTAACCGCCTACGGTAACGCAGTTACAACCACCGAAAGTCCGTTTGAGCCAGTTGCCGGCAGTGATGCGATGTTGGATTCACCGACTAACTACGGTTCTGGTGATTTGGTACGGGGTAACTATTGTACGTTGAACCCGCTAGATAAAGCTACCAACGGTGGTTCTACTAATGGAAACTTTGAGTATTTAAGTTCTGGCGGTAGTCCTAACGCCATTAACGGCACAATGGCTGTGTCCTCAGGTAAATGGTATTACGAATCTATTGCTACTAATAACGCTTATGGTAGCGGTAACCCAGTCTATCAAGCTGGTTTTGTCAGTCTAGATATTTGGGATGGTGTCTTTGCTAATCCCATGGTCCGTACAGCTGGAAGTGGTTTCTACGGTTACAGTTACAGGGAAGGGTACAAGAGTGTCAACGGTACGTTTAGTTCATTCGCAACTAGCGCAGCAATTGGTGATGCTATTGGTTTAGCATTGGACCTTGATGCTGGCGAGCTTGAAATCTACAAGAACGGAACAAGTCTTGGGGTACTGGCTACTGGTTTGAGTGGTACATTTATTCCGTGTGTTGAATCTGATAGCAGTAGCACCGGCCAAGCCGCAACCGTTAACTTCGGTCAACATCCCTTCGACTACCCAGCTCCGGCTGGCTACAAGTCGTTGTGCAGCACTAACTTGCCAACACCAACGATTGCTGATGGAAGCACGGCGATGGACGTTGCGCTTTACACTGGTACATCCAGTGGTGCAGTTGTGTCTACACCAAACATGAGTCCTGATTTGGTTTGGATTAAAGATAGAGGTAATACTTTTAATCATCAACTGTTTGACACGATTAGAGGTGTTAACTCAGCGTTGTTACCTAATCTTACTTCTGCTGAAAACAACTACAACTCATTTACAAGTTTTAATCCTACTGGATTTACTGTACCTAATGTAAACGGTACAGGTGCTAACGGTAATAACCATGTAGCCTGGACTTGGGACGCCGGTTCTTCAACCGTGTCGAACACAGATGGCACCATAACTTCTCAAGTAAGGGCGAATCCTAGTGCGGGGTTCTCGGTTGTTACTTATACGGGAACGGATGCTAATGCCACTGTGGGTCATGGCCTCGGGATTACACCTGAACTTCTTCTTGTAAAGAATAGAACTACTAGTTTTGATTGGGCCGTCTACCATTCCGCCTTGGGAGGCACTAAGTACCTCAAGCTTAACACTACAGACCAAGCTGTAACTGCTAGTGGTAGGTGGAGCAATACAGATCCAACTACTACAGTGTTTTCTGTCGGTAATTCTACTGCTACAGGTAATTCTGATAACTACGTGGCCTACTGCTTCGCCCCAGTCGAAGGCTACAGCGCCTTCGGCAGCTACACCGGCAACGGCAGCGTGGATGGTCCGTTCGTGTTCACCAATTTCCACCCGAGGTGGGTATTAATTAAGCGCACAGATACCACAAGCAACTGGACAATTATTGATACTGAAAGACAAGGCTATAATGTTGATAATGACCCATTGTATGCCAATCTTTCTGATATAGAAGGCACCACAGACCTTGCTGATATTTTAAGCAATGGATTCAAGCTTCGTTCTGCAAATGTTGGCGTAAATGCAAGTGCTGGTACATACATTTATGCAAGTTTCGCTGAACAGCCTTTCTCCCTGGCTCGTGCCAGGTAACCACACCACCTAGCGAGCCATGTTCATCCTTGACTCCAAACCACTAGCGCTCGACAGAGCCTTTACCCACAACGGCGTTCAATATCCCGCTAACTGGCTCCGTCTTGCTAGCCCCGCTGAACGCGAGGCAATCGGCATCACCGAAGCACCTGATCCCGAACCATACGATCAACGCTTTTACTGGAACCCAGATCTGCCGAAAGATCACACCCAGCTAGTAGAGCAGTGGGTGGGTCAAACCAAAACCACTGCAGGCACGCTGTTGGCACCAACGGATTGGATGATCACCCGTAGCGCTGAGCCCGGCGGTAAACCAGCCTCTGATGAAGTATTGGCTCAACGTGCAGCGATCCGCGCCAAGAGTGACGAAAAGGAAGCGGCCATCGCAAACACCACCAGCACCAATGAGCTGGCGGCCTACGTCACTAGCAGTGCTTACGCCGCGTGGAGTGACCCTGAACCGTCGCCGGAAGTGATCGACGAAGAAGAAACAACTGAGGACACGCTATCCGCAGAAGCCCTTCCTTCCGTTCCCTCGTCTTTGCCCTAGAATCCTACGCATCTTCCCTTCTAAGCGGATGGCCAAGCCTAAAAACACTCAGCAGATCGAGCCAAAGCTCAAAACTACTTCAATAGGACACAGCACTTTATCCCGACCCAAACGTCGTGGTCGTAAAGTTTATCGCGGACAAGGTAAACGCTAAAATAACACTAGGTAACTCAGAGCGATGGCTGTAGTAAGTTTTCAAGCAGGAGAGACCATCGCAAATGGCGATGCTGTGTACGTTGGTTCGAACGGCTTTATTTACAAAGCTAGCGCTCTTAGCAGGGATCAAGCCAGCGTGGTTGGTGTCGCCCTGGAATCTGGATCGAATAATGAGTTAGTTCGTGTCAATCCTGACTTTTTGTACACCTCGTACAGCAGCCTTATCCCTGGCGATTACCAATACCTGTCTATTGCTACGTCGGGCTCTGTTGTCGATTACGAAACTTGGAGTTCTGAGTTTGTCGCTTTGTCTGGGAACGCCTACCTAACTCAGGTTGGTCGAGCAGTAACGACAAGTGGAATTTTGGTCGAGATCGATACCCCTAATCTTGTAGTTTATAGTCCTTAATCATGACTTTTGTCTCTGTTCTACTTCTTTTGTTTCTGTACTTTATCGGTTTCAGTTTATTCGCCATCAACCCGCGAGACGACTGATCAGTGGCTGTCAGGTATAATTGAGCTAATAGATCCGTGCTTCTCATATGACTGAGCGGTCGATATTTAATAGGAGATACACGGATTATACTCCGATCAGTACGCAAGTCTGGTTACTTAATGGTGATGGTGTAACAACCACAGTTTCTTCAACACAGGCTTTTACAGCAGGTGCAAACTTAATTCAAGGACAAGTTGTTTACGTTAGTGGCGTTTATGCTCTTCCTGCATCGGCTGCCAGCGGCGTATCTTCCGAGCAGTATCAGCCTATTGGCATTACAGCTGAAGCTGCATCGCTTTCAAACTCAGTGGCTGTGAATCTTGATGACGTTGTTGTAATTAGTGATGCTAACATCACAGCTGATACAGCTTTGATTCCAGGTCAGCACTATTACTTGTCTCAGTTTGACGGGCAAGTCACCCGATACAGTACAGCATCTGGTCTTGTCACCGCCGCCAGCGGTTATGCAGCACTTGTGAATCTCGGCCTTGCACTCAGCACCACTGAGTTGCACGTCGAGATTCAGCCCCCTGTGGACCTCTTCAGCTAGGTCTCTTTATTACTGAGGTTCTGCCATGGTCGCCCGTCGCCCGCTTGTTGTTCAGGATGGTTTTGTCGCTGAACTTCCTGTCGGCGATACGGTAGCTGCTGGAACCTCGACGACTGAAGTTGTTGCTGGTAGTGGTTTAGTCGGCGGTGGTTCGGTCTCGAGTAACCCTCGCGTTGATTTCGCTCTAGCTGCAAATCCCAGCGGGATTATTTACGTCGGTGACTCACTGGGTATCGACGGCGCTGCCCAGGTTTCTGCTGATACTGCACTAGCTAGTGGTTCAGCCGCTGCGGTCTTGGCTGATTCGGCGCTGGCTAGTGGCAACGCGTCTTTGGTGACGGCGTCTGCTGCACTTGCTTCGGGTAACGCTGCGCTTGATTTAGTTCCGACCCTTGGCGGCGGTGGCGCCGGTACGGTTGCTGAGTTTACAGCTGCGAGCGCTGTGGTTTCGGGTTATGCGGTGGGGTTTGATGATGCTGGGAAGGTTCAGAGTGTTGCGGCGGAGATTACGGATGATAATACAAATCCGATGAGTTTCCCGAGTGCTGCTGTCGTCTTTGAATCTGCTAGTTCCCCCTACATCTCCGCCACTTACGACTCCAGCAATAACAAAGTCATCATCGCCTATCAAGACAGCGCTAACTCCTTCTACGGCACCGCCATTGTCGGCACAGTCTCCGGTACATCCATATCCTTCGGCACCGCCGTTGTCTTTGAATCTGCTACATCCACCTACACCTCCTCCACCTACGACTCCACCAACAACCGAGTCGTCATCGCCTACCGAGACGGCGGCAACTCCAGCTACGGCACCGCCATCGTCGGCACAGTTTCCGGCACATCCATTTCATTCGGCACTGCTGTCGTCTTCGAATCTGCTAACTCCCCATATATTTCTTCCGTCTACGACTCAACCAACAACCGCGTTGTTATTGCTTATCAAAACAACGGCAACTCCAATTATGGCACCGCGATCGTCGGCACAGTTTCCGGCACATCTATCTCCTTCGGCTCTGCAGTAGTATTCGAATCTGCTAGTTCCAACTACATCTCCACCACCTACGACTCCACCAACAACCGAGTCGTCATCGCCTACCGAGACATTGGCAACTCCGGTTACGGTACCGCCATCGTCGGCACAGTATCCGGCACTTCAATCTCATTCGGCACCGCTGTCGTCATTGATTCTACTAGTTCCACCTACATCTCCACCACCTACGACTCCACCAACAACCGAGTCGTCATCGCCTACCGAGACGGCGGCAACTCCAGCTACGGCACCGCCATCGTCGGCACCGTCTCCGGCACCTCGATTTCCTTCGGCTCTGCAGTAGTATTCGAATCTGCTAGTTCCAACTACATCTCCACCACTTTCGACTCCACCAACAACCGAGTCGTCATCGCCTATCGAGACATCGGAAACTCTTCATACGGCACCGCCATCGTCGGCACAGTCTCCGGCACGTCTATCTCCTTCGGCACCGCTGTTGTTTTCGAATCTGCTAACTCCGATAACTTCTCCGCCACCTACGACTCCACCAACAACCGAGTCGTCATCGCTTACCGAGACAACGGCAACTCCAGCTACGGCACCGCCATCGTAGCCGATGCCCTCCTTTACTACTCCTACAACCCCACCGTCAACTCCTACCCCAACGTCCTCGGAATCTCCCAATCCACCGTGGCGAGTGGTTCCACCTGCCTCGTTAATTTGCCAGGAACCCTGTACAACGACCCCGCCGCAGGTCTGACAACCGGCGCGTTCTACTACGCCAACCCAACCACCAGCGGCATCACAACAACTTCAACCAAACCGACGTCGTGGGATGGCCAAGTTCCTTGGAATTACATCGGTCGCGCTGTGACTTCGAGCGGTCTAATGCTGCTTAAGTCTATTTAACCCGAGTTAGAGTATCTTTAGGAACTGATCAGTCATGGTAGCTCGTCGCCCTGTCGTTGTTATTAGCGGTCAGCGGACTGAGCTACCTCCCGGTGACTCGATTGTTGGCGGTTCTGTAGGTACTCTGACCGCTGGCAGTGGTTTAGACGGCGGTGGTGATTTATCGAGTACAACCGAAACAAATGTGTCGCTGGCACCGAACCCCAGCGGCCTGATTTTTGTTGATAATAAGTACCTGGCGACTGATGGTGTCGCACAGCGTACCGCCGAGACTGCTTTAGCTAGTGGTAATTACGCCCTGGCCGCTGGTACTGCTGCACTAGCGAGCGGTATTGCTGGTAGTTCGCTGGCTGCTACGGCGTTGGCTAGTGGTAACGCTGCACTGGCTGATATTACTGCGATTACTGGCGGCACGATTAAGACTTTTACGGCTGCTAGCGCGGTTGCGTCTGGTTACGCCGTGGGCTTGGATGATACTGGAAGTGTGCAGAGTGTTATGGAGGTTGTTGATGCAGATACGAGGAATTTTGGGTCTGCTGTCGTCTTTGAGTCTGCTAGCTCCCTCTACATCTCCTCCACCTACGACTCCACCAACAACCGAGTCGTCATCGCCTACCAAGACGCCGGCAACTCCAACTACGGCACCGCCATTGTCGGCACAGTCTCCGATACATCCATATCCTTCGGCACTGCCGTCGTATTTGAATCTGCAAGCTCCGACTACACCTTCGCCACCTACGACTCCACCAACAACCGAGTCGTCATCGCCTACCAAGACGTCGGCAACTCTAGCTACGGCACCGCCATTGTCGGCACAGTTTCCGGCACATCCATATCCTTCGGGACTGCCGTTGTTTTTGAATCTGCTGGCTCTACTAACTACATCTTTAGCACTTACGATTCCACTAACAACCGCGTTGTTATTGCTTATCAAAACAACGGCAACTCCAATTATGGCACCGCGATCGTCGGCACAGTTTCCGGTACATCCATATCCTTCGGCTCTGCAGTAGTATTCGAATCTGCTAGTTCCAACTACATTTCCTCCACCTACGACTCCACCAATAACAAAGTCGTTATCGCTTACCGAAACAACGGCAACTCCAACTACGGCACCGCCATCGTCGGCACAGTCTCAGGCACATCGATTTCCTTCGGCACCGCTGTCGTCTTTGAGTCTGCTAGCTCCCTCTACATCTCCACCACCTACGACTCCACCAATAACAAAGTCGTTATCGCTTACCGAGACCAAACTAACTCCAACTACGGCACCGCCATCGTCGGCACAGTCTCAGGCACATCGATTTCCTTCGGCACCGCTGTCGTTTTTGAAGCTGCTAACTCCCTCTACATTTCAACCACTTTCGACTCCACCAACAACCGAGTCGTCATCGCTTACCGAGACCTCGACAACTTCAGCTATGGTACCGCTATCGTCGGCACAGTCTCCGGCACGTCTATCTCCTTCGGTACCGCCGTCGTTTTCGAATCTAATAGCTCTGACTACAACTTTACCACCTACGACTCCACCAACGATCGTGTCGTTATCGCCTTTCGAGATGTTGGCACTTCCAATTACGGTAAAGCAGTCGTAGGTGCCCCCGGCACTACCATCGGTCCTACTATCTCCTCCCAAAACAACTTCATCGGCATCGCTCAAACCACAGCAGCCAGTGGTTCAGCAGTTCAAGTCCGTTTACCTGGCTCATACGACCAAAACAACACCGGTTTAACCCCCGGCGCTGTGTATTACGTCAATCCCACCACAAGCGGATTCACCACAACCGCGACCCAACCGAGCGCGTGGTCTGGTGCAGTCAACTGGGATCCGATTGGTCGGGCGGTTAATTCGACCACACTATTGCTGACCGACATGATTTAGTCGGTTAAAGTACTTTAGTGCTCTAGAGCCCCATGAAGACCATTTGCCGCCTTGCGGACTTTTCAGTCCCCAACGTCAGTCTCTACCTGTTTGAAGACGCCAAGCCTGTGACGATCGAAGCCGATCGCACCGTGGTTGGCGACCCCGCAAGTCCTGATCTAATCATCATGGACTGCACCACGGCTAACTGCGTGCTGCATGAAGGTGTTACTGATCCCGCAGATTGGTTCGGTTGGAAGTACACCTACACCGACGCCGATGGTTGGGTTCTGAATCCTGATTGGGTTGATCCTCGTACTCAAAGCTGAGTCAATCGGATAAAATAAAGTTAACTAGGCGGTAGAAATGGCTGAGAAACTTCCTCTGGTTTATGTAGACGGAGGACTCAGCCAGCTGCCACCTGGGGACTCTATCGAAGGTGTTCAGCTCGGCACGCTAACTGCTGGTAGCGGTTTGGTTGGTGGTGGCGACCTGGGTACTGGTAATAAAAGACTTGATGTTGCACTGGCTTCCAACGCCAGTGGTGTGATTTTTGTCGGTGACGCCATTGGTCTCGATGGTGTCGCTGAAGCTACGGCTACTGAGGCGCTAGCTTCTGGTAACGCTGGTCTGGTTCTGGGTGAAACTGCGCTTTCGAGCGGCGTGGTTGCTCAGGGTGAAGCTGCAACTGCACTTGCTTCTGGTAACGCTGCGTTAGACGCTGCGGTCAATTTTGTTGGTAGTAGTTCGCTTGAGTTGACTGCTGCTAGCCCGATCAGTATTGGGTCCGCTGTGGGCTTGGATGATACTGGAAGTGTGCAGAGTGTGAGGGAGATTGTTGATGTGGATACGAGGAGTTTTGGGTCGCCGGTTGTTTTTGAATCTGCTAGTTCCACCTACATTTCCACCACCTACGACTCCACCAATAACAAAGTCGTTATCGCTTACCGAGACGTCGGCAACTCCGGCTACGGCACCGCCATCGTCGGCACCGTCTCCGGCACCTCTATCTCATTCGGCACCGCTGTCGTCTTTGAGTCTGCTAGTTCCAACTACATCTCCTCCACCTACGACTCCACCAACAACCGAGTTGCCATCGCCTACCGAGACGACGGCAATTCCTTCTACGGCACCGCGATCGTCGGTACAGTTTCCGGAACATCAATCTCATTCGGCACTGCCGTTGTTTTTGAATCTGCTTACACCGAATTCATCTCTCCCACCTTTGATTCCACCAACGACCGAGTCGTCATCGCTTATCGAGCTTCTTCTCTCGGCAATGCCATCGTTGGCACAGTCTCTGGAACCTCCATCTCCTTCGGCACTGCTGTTGTTTTCGAATCTGCTGATTCCGTCAGCATTTACTCCACCTTCGATTCCACCAACGACCGAGTCGTCATTTCCTACTCCGACAACGGCAACTCCGGCTACGGCACCGCCATCGTCGGCACCGTCTCCGGCACCTCTATCTCATTCGGCACCGCCGTCGTGTTTGAATCTGCTGGCTCTGTCTACAACTCCGCCACCTACGACTCCACCAACAACCGAGTTGCCATCGCCTACCGAGACGACGGCAACTCCTTCTACGGCACCGCCATCGTCGGCACAGTCTCCGGCACGTCTATCTCCTTCGGCTCTGCCGTCGTCTTTGAATCTGCTCAATCCGAAAACATCTCTCCCACCTACGACTCAACCAACAACCAAGTCGTCATCGCCTATCGAGACGTCGGAAACTCTTCATACGGCACCGCCATTGTCGGCACAGTCTCCGGCACGTCTATCTCCTTCGGCACCGCTGTTGTTTTCGAATCTGCTAACTCCGACAACATCTCCACCACCTACGACTCCAGCAACAACCGAGTCGTCATCGCTTACCGAGACAACGGCAACTCCAACTACGGCACCGCAATCATAGCCGCACCCGGTTCTGCCATATCCCCCACTATCTCCTCTCAAACCAACTTCCTCGGCATCGCCCAAGCCACCGTGGCCAGTGGAGCTGATGTAAATGTATTGTTGCCCAGAGCGATTGATACAAACCAGACTGGCTTAACCCCCGGATATTTCTATTACGTCGATGCAGCAACCAGCGGTTTCACGACTGCATCCGGTCAGCCTTCAACATGGTCTGGTGCGTACAACTGGGGTCCTGTCGGTAAAGCCGTGTCGTCTTCTGGTCTCTTACTTCTTAATCCCCTTTAATTTTTTAACGGTTAGTCCCAGTTACTGACCTAAAATAAATGCAGCCGCACTCACATTTGTGAGGGAACGGGACCTTTTATTTGATCTGAGTTGTTTACAAAAAAGATGCGCTAGAAAAAGATTCCGACGACAAATCTTAGATGAATGGGGTTGCTGCGCTTATTGCGGCAGGTCCAAACCCACAACGCTCGATCATGTTGTTCCCAAGGCCAATGGCGGGACGACAACCAAGCAAAATCTTATTGCTGCTTGTGGAGCTTGTAACCTTGAAAAGAGCTCACACAGTTGGTTCGAGTGGTACAGAGCTCAAGACTTTTGGACTCAAGAAAGAGAAGATCGGATTCTGTGCTGGGTAAATCAGCCAGAACCCGATCTTTTTCCTTTATTACCGGTTCACTTACCGATGGTGCCTATGGCCGCTTAGTTATTTCTTAGCGGTCTTTGTCACCACGCCACCAATAATTTCGATCACGCGGTAGATCTTGCCGTAGATCTCGTCGTCTTTCGGCGTGGGCGTTGCGTTAACAACTGCGAGGCAGAGCAAGTGGAGTGCACCTGCGATGCCAGCGACTTCTGCCCAGTTGTTGAGGAGATAGTCGATCATTTTGAGGTCCCGTATCTATTAAAATTATATGAGCGCCTGTGTCAGTATGCCCGAGATCCTTGAAGATGCCGTCAAAAGCATCATGAAAGAAAATCCGAAGATGGATAAGTCTTCGGCTTATGCTATCGCCACTAAATCTCTTCAGAAATCGGGTGATCTCAAAGAAGGTACCGTTGAAGCGACTGAAAAAGGTAAGCGTCGTGGTGAGATGTCGAAAGCAACTCGTGCGAAAACTCGCGCTAAAAAATATAAGACAGAACGTAAAATGGGACGTAAGGAAGAGCGTGACACTTCAGGTCGAAACTAATGGCTGAAGTCGCTAAGAAAAAACACCCCGAAAAGTGGGCTCGAGCTAAAGCGAAGGCCCGCAAGAAACTCGGTGGGCACAGCGCACGTGCGATGCAGCTCGCCACCAAGTACTACAAGGAGATGGGCGGCAAGTACGAAGGCAAGAAATCAAGTAAAAATAAGCTTTCTAAATGGAGTCGTGAAGATTGGCAAACTAGAGAAGAATACGAGAAAGATAAATGAATGAGGAGGACCTAGAGGAGCTTCAGGAGAGAGTACAGCAGATGCGAAACTCTCTTTTATTTGAGGAACCTTGTCCCCTTTTTGAGCCCTTTGAGGAAGAGGAACTCTATGGCTGATTTAGCACGCGAAAAAGGTCGTACTGAGCGATACCTACCTAAAGCCGCCTGGGCAGCCATGTCGGCTGAAGAGCGTCGTGCGACTGACGAGAAGAAAAAACGGGCTACCCGTGGCAAACCCGTTAATACTCACGTCGAAAATACCGAAGTAGCTAAGCGTGCGGGTCGGAAAGCTCGTGCTTGGAAGCGTTCCAAGGAGAAGTGAGGCGCATAGAACCTCCCAGTAATTCTTGGGCTTTAGATCCGTCAGGAGTGCTCTCGCTGTAGATGGGTTTTTGCTTCGCTTTTTGTTCCGCATCCCACGCAGCATGTAAGTCGGCGATCTGTTCGTCTACCTCCTGCATGACTACTTCTGCTCTAAATGCACACCAGTCATCTAGACAGTACTTAAGAATTTTTTGAATTAATGGGTTTCGTTTTAATGGATAAAATCGACAGAGGAAGATAATCAGCTCGTAAGTGAGGGCATTGAACTTGTTGTACATGAACTAGAATTTAATTAATAAGGTTGTCCGACTCTAGCCATGGCAGAAACTACTTTCAACCGTGAGTTAGGTGCTGCGCCTGCTGGTATCAGCCGGTTTGGTCAGATTCGCACCCAAGACGGCTTGAACGTTACTGTCGACTCGTATCGTTCTTTCGCGGGTGACGGCAAGTACCCTCTTTCAGACGTTTACGAGGTTACTTACGGAAGCACTGGCACTGCTACTTACCTCCTCGACGCAGAGGCTTTTGGGGTGAGCGGCATCACAGTTGTTGGCTCCGATGGAGTCGAAGATGGGACCGCAAAAGCACCTAAGATGACTCGTCGTCAGGGCAGCGGCGTAGCGTTCTCCGTTACCTCTGGTGATACGGCTACTGTTTATGTCCACAGAACTGATCGCAGTGCTTCGGAATATCGCGTGACCATGCTCGTTGCGTGATATCGCAGAGGGTTGTCAGAGCCGTAAATAGTTTCCCTGAGAAGTTCGGGGAGGCTTGGTTGTCTTGTATGGTCGCCATGACTCAGGGTGACTTGGATAGCCTTACATGGAAACATGTTGTAGTTGCTTACAATACCGGTATTAAGACTGCGATCACCTACGCTATATGCTGTCTTCTCTTAAGGCGCATTAGCGCTTTTGGAGCTATAGCTCTGACCGGTGTTCTTACTTCCTTCGCTGACCTTGTTACTCATCCCACGCATTTTGGTTCAGCGTGGTCAGAAGCTGTTGCGACAGGTTTCGGAGCTTCTTTTTTGGCGTTGATATTTCATCTAGTTGTTGTAAAAATAAGTCGGAAGGGTTATCAGTATGACTCAGTTAAGCGCTCAAGGAATAAGCCTCATTAAACGCTTTGAAGGTCTGCGTTTAACGAGTTATGTTGACTGCGTAGGTGTTTTAACTATTGGTTACGGACACACGGGTCCCGACGTTATCTCTAATCAACGAATTACTGAAGACGAGGCGGAAGATCTTCTACTAAAGGATTTAGTTCGTTTTGAGAAATGTGTAAAAAGTAAGGTAAAAGTACACCTAAATCAGAATGAGTACGACGCTCTCGTCTCATTTACGTACAACGTCGGTTGCGGAGCATTCGAGGGTTCGACTCTCTTACGTCTGCTGAACGAGGGCGCTGACAAAATACGGATCGCCGACGAACTCGGTCGTTGGGTCAAAGGCGGAGATAAAACTATCCCTGGTTTGGTTAGGCGTCGTGAGCAAGAAAAGAAACTATTCTTGACTAAGCCTGATAAACATCCTCTCTTGGGTCACTCAATTCTGTCGAAACACGACACCTGGCTGAAAAGGAAACCGATTGATTCCTCCCTTTTGACGGCAGAGGAGAAACTTTTTACCCCTAAAAACAGCGCGTGGGAGTGGGACAAAATCAGTATGTACCCAGGGCAAGTACACAAAGAGGTCATTCTCTCGAAACAACCAGATAAATCCTGGTGGATCTACCCAGATCACTGGAAGATAATCAACGACACGAATGTTATTGAGGAGAAAAAAGAAACCAAGCAGAAAGAGATCAAATTAGAAGTTCCTTATTACAGCCAATTAGACAACTACAGAGACTCCCAACGCACTTGCTTCTCGAGTAGCTGTGCCATGTTGCTGAGTTCCCAGATTCCGGGAGCGATTACAGGAGACGACGAGTATGTTCAAGAAGTTTTTGAAATAGGAGACACCACAAGTTCTTCAGTTCAGGTTCAGGTTTTAGATCGATTCGGTTTGAAGACCGAGTTTATTACTAATGGCGATTGGGACCAAGTTTTTAAACTCCTAGAGAAAGGTATACCGGTCCCGATGGGGATACTGCATAAAGGCCCGGTATCAAAGCCCACGGGAGGAGGACACTGGATTTGCTGCGTGGGCGTCACTGCGGACAGGACAAAACTCTGGGTGCATGATCCCTATGGGGACTTAGACCTGGTGTCGGGTACTTACGGGAGTACTGATGGTGAGTACCTTCAGTACTCTATTAAGAATCTTGGACCTCGTTGGTTAGTTGAGGGTCCTAATAGTGGTTGGATGATTAGAGCTTGCTAAACTTGGGTTCCTCTTCTGCTGTTCGATGTCAGTCGCAGACTACGATTTGAAGAATACCCTAGAGACCTGGGACGTTGAAGCCGAACAGCGTAAGGCAGATTTTATCCAGGCTCTATACGACTTTTATTGTCCCGGGAACGGTCTTTATACCGGATTGTTTGAGCGTTTTCAGCGTGATTTAACTGATCACGCGAGGCTTATGGTTACCGAAGGATTTTGTGATATTTCTGAAATTTTCTTTTACGAGCTAAACTACGAGAAATAGTTGCAGTCCTTTGAACCACAAAAGAGACTACGACAAAGAATATCGTGAGTACGGAAGCACTCCTGAGCAGCTGAAAAGACAAGCTGCTCGGGTAAAAGCTCGCAGATTCATGGAGAAAAATGGACGTGTAAAGAAGGGAGACGGTAAGGAAGTCGATCACATCGACCACAACCCAGAAAACAACTCTCCTTCCAATCTGCGTGTAGTTTCTAAAAAAACTAATCGCGAGAAACAACCGAAACGAAGCTAAACTAAAAGAATGGAAAACATGAACTTCCTTCAGCGTCCTGGTGGTTTAGGACCTACCTCTCAGCGGGTTAAGCCCCTGGGGCAGATGGCGACCGGGGCTCCTTCGATGTACGAGTCGACTCCCGCCACCATTGAACTGAACCGCGCTATTGCTCTCGACAATATCAATAGGGTCACGTCGCAGTATCAGACCGACCGTGGCGAGCGAGCTCGTGAAGCCGTAGGCCCCACCAACTACGAAGAAGGTAATGTGATGCCTTCTGCTCAAATCACTGGGTTAGCCGGTTACAACCAGCGTGGGGAGATGAAGCTTCCTGAGCGAGCCGCCGACCTTTCCACCGCTGACTATTTGGTCAAGACTCAGAATACGATGGACCCCAATCTGCGGGCTCAGATGCAGATCTTGACTTCGGTTCCTCAGCAGAGCTTCCTTAATACTCCGGACCAGGGAGCTTTGGGCCTCCCTAATAACTACGCTATGCCTGACAACCTTCCTCTTCAACTTGGTGTCGTAGAAAAGAAATGATGAGTTCACAAGCCGATACTGTCCGTATGGCAGGTATGCGTCTGGGTGCTGGTCCTGCGGATATCGTCCGCATGGTCTCGAACCCCCGTGAGATCACTGCTAGGTTGAGGTATCAACAGACTTTTCCTAAGAGCTGATGCTCCACTCTGCTGAGCTCGACTGGATTACTCCTGAAGCAGAAAAAGTAATTGCTCGTCACGCTCGGGTTTCGACCAAGAACCCCGATCGAGATGAATACGCTCGTCTCCTCGCCTTTTGCATCAAACACGGTCACTGGTCTGTGTTTGAGCAAGCTTCGGCGTCCTTTGGAATTACCACGACGCGTGCGATAAGCCCTCAGATCTTGCGTCACCGAAGTTTCGTATATCAAGAGCTTTCCCAGAGATACACCAACCCGTGGGAAACCCTTGAAGAGGAGAAACTAGAAGATCCGTACAAGGTCGACCTTCGCTTTCAAGGCGAGACGAACCGCCAGTGCAGTGGTGAGCAGCTGCCGCTGTACCTCCGAGAGCTTTATTGGGACAAGATTAAAGAATTAGATCGCCACTCACAGGAGGTATACAATGAATTATTGGCTGCAGGAGTATCTCGTGAGTGTTCCAGAAATGTACTCCCTTTATATACTCCTACTCGCCTGCATATGTCAGGTACCATCAGAAGTTTTATCCACTACGTTGGCCTTCGCGGCAAAGAGGATACTCAACTAGAGCATCGTCAGATCGCTCGAGCTATCGGGTACAACCTCGCAAACCATTTACCCGTGGTTGTCGCTGCAATTAAGGAGTCTGAAGAAAGTTCTCTCTCAGGGTGGGACTTTTTAAAGGGCTCCTAAAGCCCCGGCTGCCCCGTTGCCGTCCAGGGATCAGGATCCTTCTTGACGGCAGCTTGTTGTTGAGCAGCAGCCTGACGTAACTGCATCATCTGGAGAATTTTTTGTTGTTTCTCCATTTGCTCTTGAAGCTGCTGATTCTGGGCCTTAGCCCAGTTCTCAGCGTTCTTGGACAGCTCGTCTAGAGCGTTCTGTGAGTGAGGGAAAGCAAAGAGCACGCCGTTGTTGGCTTTGGTCGGGATCTTTTGCCCTCCAGTATTTTCCGCAACGTTGGTCAAGAACCCGTGAGCCTGATCGAGGGGAATATTCGCCATGAAGCTGAGTTGTACAGGATCTAGTACACCTCTGTTCAATTCGTAGAGCGCGGAGAAAGTCGACGTAACTCGTTCGCTTTGCCTCGCTTGGGTATCTTTGCGGCGTGCTTGGTCGTTGGCGATGCAGGCGCCACCAAGAAGACCACCACCAAAAGCGAAGGAAGTTCCTAAAAAGTCAGGAGCGTTGATCGCAGTGACGCAACCAATGCCAAGCGTGGCAACGGAGGCAAGGAGAAAATTACGATTCAGGCGCTGGGTCATGTTTCTTGAAAGCGGTTTCCCATTTTGTAGTCGTGGGGTCCTGAGCAAACTCAACGGGTGAAGGTAGACGCTCGGGACCTTTAGATGCCCTGTCGGAGTTTAGATCAAATGCTTTGAGACGCAGCCCTTTCAAAGAGGGAATTCCGTCATTCAGCACAAGTTCGATACCGGGCACCTTGAGCATGTTCGTAAGCACCTCACGAGTCCGCTCAACAAACCGTGGTTTTGCTGCGGGTTTGTACTGACACGCCTTGCAGAAATTGACGTAACTGGGATAGAGAGCACCATATGCGTTGGACACAAACCAACCTTTTTCTTTCTCGTCAGTGTTGGGCGTGAGAGCGCCTCGACCGATAGGAGTTACGGAGTTTGGTGCGTAGAGAGTGCAGTCAGCAAGCCAAGCAGCAAATTGACTGTTGAATACAAGAGCTTCGATATTCGTCTTGTTGATGGAGGGTGCATGCTTGGAGGGGTTGGCGAGGACATCACGCATTTCCTCATGAGTCATCTTGAGTGCCCAGCTCACGATACCGCTGAGCTCCGGAACAAACTCTCCTTCGATCCGATCGTCGTGGACACTGATTAGCTCTACGCGGTTGCTGGCCGGGACAACCTTGTCCATAACGATCGTCAAGCGCCGACGCTCAAGACCACTTGTCGAGTCACTCGACGAGATGTGCTCATTACTGGCGATACAGACTAAGCACTCAGGTTTGAAGTTAATGATTTCCTTTCCGTACTTCCGCTCTGCTCGAAGCGTGTCAGAGGCGGACGTCAGCTTCTTAAGCGTGTCCATCCGCTTGTTGTAGTTGCTTTCGTCAGTGAGCAGGAGCAGCCTTTTACCGATGAGGTTGAAGGTCTCGAACTGGTTGTCGTGAAGGGTTTGGAGGCTTGAGGTATGGGTTGAGTGGAAACCTGCAAGTGCGACAAGTAGCTGCTGCATCGTGGATTTACCGGTGCCACCAGGACCTACAAGGTGTAAGAACCGCTCGCCTGACGTATATCCCGTGAGAATTGCTCGGCAAAAAGCCTGAATCAGGATGTCCTGTCCTGGGTCGAGAGCCTTCTTAAGCCAAGTGAGGAACTTGGGGCACGAGGAGTTCTCTACGTACTCGTAACCGAGCTTGTGACGCAAGTAGAGCTCCTTGTGAAGTCCTTCTTTGAACTCGAGAGTCTTCAGGTCAAGCACTCCGTTGCTGAAGGGCACGACATTTTTAGAGGTCGTCCAGATGCTTTCCCTACCGTTACGGACAGACTTCAGCAGTTTTGGCTTGAGAAGCTGGTAAATACTCGAGACCGTGGCTGCCGTATAGCGCGATAGCAGGCCAGCCTTGACCACGATGTCCAGGCAGTCGGTTATATAGAGACGGGTGTGTTGTTCGTCGTATAGGTACCAAACACCTAGGTCCTGGTCATACCTGTAGAACTGATCGAGCGTGTTGTCGTAAAGAAGGTTACCTCCGAGATTGGAGATAAGTGTGTCTGCAATAGTGTTTTCTGTGACCTTCTGGCTTGCAGAACCACCTCCTTGGAGGTCGACCAGCTCCTTTGGGGAGTTAGGAGTCTTCATTTTTGTAGGGTCTGATTTGATTTGATCTGATGTGTCCTCTACCTGAGTAGAGGTGGAGAGCTCGAAAATTGACGCGTCGAGCACTGAGTTGATCTGCTTCTTGCGAGCCGAAGCGAGTTTCTCCTTCTCTTCGTCGGTCGCGTACCGATCAAAGGTCGACCGGCTTACCGACTTTACCTTCTTCCAGATCGCCAAAGGACCAAGCTCAGAGGCGAGCGAGATCGCTGGTAGAAGGGAAGCAGTGTCTCTTACCGAAGAGAGGATGCGGTAGAACTTGCCATTTTCATCGTGATGGTAGTCATAGATGTTATAGAACGCATCTTGTGCTGTTGTCAAGGGTGAGACGCGCACAGCGATCTTGCGCTCGTTCAGCCAGTTCACCCAACCGACTAGCTCCTTGGCGACAGAAGCCATCGTTGAGCTCCGGTCAAGAACCTCTTCTCCGTCCAAGACTGAGCGGACGGTGTGGGAGACAAGAGCGGTGAGGTCAATCCCTCGAGGAGAAACCTCAGCACTTTTAAGTATCTCGATCGCTTCGTCGCCTTCATCGGTGCTCTCTACGGGAAGCGTGGCAAAAAACCGCAAAGCATCGTCGGTCTTCTTCGCGGGGATGAATCGACCTGGAGCGCAGATCAGATCAGTCTCTTTTTTGGGTCCGTAGAAAAGGTTCGGGATCGTAGTAGCCCTGACGTCTGACCCAGGAATCTGTTTATAGATCTCCTTGGAGAACCACTGATAGAAATTGGCATCGATTATTGGTTTCTCTAAGCCAAAGACCAAACGAAAGCGAGGCCAACCTTCAGATGTAGAAGGTGAGTAGTAAGCGATCGTCAGATACTTTTTACAGATATCAAGCTCAAGAGCTTCCTCAACTGTCAGCTCTTGTTTTTGTACTTTGTTTCCGTCCTTATCTTTGTGATCTGCTTGATTATCGATATCGACAATAATTAAGCCTGCTTTTATTACACCCGTTCTATTTGCTTTACGTTTGCCTTCGTGAAGGTGCCACGCGCAGAGACCACTCTTCTGCTTTAAGTGAGCTACCAGCTCCCCCGTGGAAGCCTCAAGAGCTTCCCAGTTCTCGTTGAAAGCGGTGAAGTTACCTTTTGCTTCAATCTTGCCCGTAATCGCATCGACGTGCTTAGCGACTACAGAGTTGACTGAGCAGATGAACTTCATGGAACTCACGGAGTGATGTGTATTATGGCGCTGGTGCGCAAAAAAGCCAAGGCTGCAAATCTAAAAAGATTATGGAGCGCCCGCCCTTCCTTTCCCTGGGTTCAGTTATTTTGTCACTAACCTTCCCTAAGGTAAAGCGTTCTGATTGTCGTAATACTGTTTTACGACTTCAAACCAACTTGCCTCATCTTTCTCTACATCTTCCTCGTTAAAGGTGAATATTTGAGTGTTGTACTCTTTGATCGCTGTGGTAACAATGATCTGAGTCTTTTTAATTTTAATTCCGAGGCAGGCTTCTGCCGCAGCTTTATAAGCGGCCAGCTGTAGTCTTGTCTTCTTCGTTTTAAACACTCCGGAGATGAGTGCTTTCTTGGTTTTTTCGTCGAGATTCTGATCCTTCTTGGGGAACCTAGCTGAGTAGGGACCGTTGCTAGTTTTAAAGTCGGCAAGGATTATGTCTGCGTTTCGATCCATGTAGATGAGGTCGCAGCAGCCCGCATACCCGTGACCGGTTTCGGGGTCGTAATAGTGAATCCTGCCTACTCCGTCGTCACCGACGTACTTTGACCAGGCTGGTTGGTTGAACGGTTGTTCTGACCAAAGAACTCTGCCTCCCTCGAGGAGATTATCTAAGAGTTCAGGCATCCCCTCCCAGTAGAGACGGTACATCTCTGGCGGAACGACCCTAAGTCCTCGAAGATAGTTTTCCACACTGTTGTGGATCCAGGTCCCTCGTTCGGCTGCTTGTTCAGCACCACCAGGATTCATCTTGTTCCAGTGAGCAAGTTTTTTCCGCGTGGCTTCTGATTGCGTCGCGCTAAGTATTGACGTTACCGACGGAAGTGGCTTAGGTACACCATTACAAACGTAATGTCGTAGTCCGTTTACAGTTACTCTAGTGTCAGACACTTCTTTATAAGTCAGAAAATTCCGGTCATTCCGTTTGGACCCGGCTCCTCTTCGTCGTCCTCAGTCTCCAAGAAGAACTCCTGCTTTTGATACTGATACTCACGATTTCTCTGATCTAGCTCAGACATCAAGCAAAGTGCTGCTGAGAATCCCTCGAGCACAATCTCCGCACACTCTTCCGATCCTCGAGCCTTACCTTGGTAGTCAACACATTCCGTCAGCAGCTGGTTTCCTGCCATCAGACCGGTGATTTTGTCCAGCTTGACGTTCTGCTCTTTGAGCAGCTCGCTGATCTGATCAAGCTTGTGAAGGAGCTGCTTGCTCACAGGGCTAAGATTTTTGGTTGCTGCCAGCCTACTTCGTATTCAATAGTTGTATTAGTAGGTGCTGCTCCCAATGGAAAGAACACAAACCACGCAGACGTCACAGAGTCTTTCAGTTGTTTGTTATCCGCACGAAATGACGGGCGAGGACTGAGAATCTTTAGGTTTACAAGATTACTTTCTTTAAGAAAAGACTCTCGCTTCCGCGTGGGCTCTAGCAGGGACAACCGATCGAGCACGATCACACCGTGTCGTGTCACGTCTAGACCGTACTCAAGTATCCAGTTTGTCTTATCGCCTAACCCCTGAGTGATCGCAATAACCCAGTCAAACCTGCCTCTCTGAGCTTCCCACCATTCGGGGTCTTCGATATTGTCGGGGTGTTCGTTCGTAGTAATACTGTCGACATTGTACTTTTCTACTTGTTTTTTGAGGCCTCCTGTGAAATCTGAAGGAAGTAAAATGTTTCCATAGCAGAGGCCCGACTTTCCGATAGGGTCGAAAACAAATTTAGGGACTTGATAGAAGGACATGGCAGAGAGGGATATGGTTGAGACGCTGAGGAGTTACATGACTCTTGAGCAAGATTTTGCGCTTCGTAGGTTTCAGGACTCTTTAGCTAAACTTGAGACCAAAGAAACGGCTGAGGCGCTCAGCATAGTCTACGCCAACTATTTAATTCGGGGTGCTTTGCTTGAAAACATCGTCAAGTGGTGCATCACGAATGATGTCGAGCTTCCTTGCTTTGGCGACCTGATCAACATGTAACCAAAAAAAAGGAGAGGCTGTCGCCTCCCCGTGGGTGCGGTTGCAGGGAGATCAGAACTCTAACCCAGCGGCTTTGAGGGCAGCTTTTTGGTCGTCGGTCAGCTCCTTGGGAGCGCTCTTCTTGTCTGCAGAGGGAGGCTCTGCCTTGGCTTTCTTGGGGTCGCCTGCTGAGGGAGGGAGAGACTGGAGAGAAGCAGGAGCCTCTCCTTCAAGACGCTTCGGGTTGGCTTCCATGAAGGAAGCCTTCAGCGCCGCGTGATCTTCTCCCAGAGGAAGCTCAACCAGATTCGCACCGGGGATATGAGAACGAAGTGCAGCTGATACCAGCTCTCCTCCATCCGACTCCAGCCAGTTCGAGATGTCT